TCACGTCGTAGCCCAGCGGCGGCACACCACCCATCCACATGCCCTTGCGTTTTGACGCCGTGATCTTGTCGCGGATGCGCTCACCCGTGACCTCTCGTTCGAATTGCGCGAAAGACAGCAGGACGTTGAGCATCAGCCTGCCCATGGATGTGGTGGTGTTGAACTGCTGGGTGACCGAGACGAAGGACACACCCGCGCGCTCGAACACCTCGACCATTTTGGAGAAATCGGCCAGGCTGCGGGTGAGGCGGTCGATCTTGTAGACCACCACGATGTCAACGCGGCCGTCCTCGATGTCGGTCATCAATCGGCGCAGGGCGGGACGCTCCATGTTGCCGCCCGAGAAGCCGCCATCATCGTAGTCGTCGGCCACCGGAATCCAGCCTTCGCTGCGCTGGCTGGCGATGTAGGCATGGCCGGCTTCCTTCTGGGCGTCGATGGAGTTGAAGGATTGGTCCAGCCGTTCGTCACTGGAGACCCGGCAGTACACGGCGCATCGCTGGCGGCGTTTGAGAACCTCGCTCATTTGCGTGCTCCCTTCTTCGCGGCTGGCTTGGACGGTGCGTTGGCCTTCAGTCCAAAGAAAACGGGGCCGGACCATGCCGTGCCGGTGATCTCCTTGGCGATGCGCGAGAGGCTGCGGTACGGGCGCCCCTCGAATTCATACTGGCCGTCGACCGTGGCCATGACCTGGTATTCCTTGCCCTGGTACTCGCGGGTGAGGAGCGTGCCAGCCATCAGATGGAAGTCGCGTTCCAGTTTCTTGTTCTGGCCCGAATCCATGATCGCCTGGATCCGGCGCTTGTTGCGGTCGACCATGTTGCGATCGATCTTGCGGAACTCGATTTCCTGTAGCCGGAAGGCCAGGCGGCGCTCCAGGAACTGGCGGTTGTGGGTCGGCGTGTCTTTGCCGAACAGATCTTTCCAGAGCGCTTTAATGTCGATCATCGACAGGTCGGGCAATCCGGCGATTTGCGCCAGCACCGAGGGCGACGTGACGTAGGGTGATTGCGTGGTGGTCATTTGGACTCCGTGACTTTGGTTGACGGGTCCGTATGAACGCTCTGGTGGCCGGAATAGCCAAGTCCTAAATGGCTCTTGGAGGCCGCATTTGCGGACTTCGCGACAGATTGATCCCACACACGGGAAATGCCCCTTGCCAGCAGGGCAGCCACCTCATCCATGCGCTCTGAAACGGTTATGGATTCGGGCGGGCGGCGGTTGATTTCTTGCATTGGTTGCCAGTCCTTGATGTTCAACGATCGAAGGAAAAAATTGTCTCCAGGGGACCATGGCAAGGCCAGCAGGAGGTTTCGGACAGGTGCGGAAGGTTGAGGGCAATTGCCAAAACCAGACCAAAAGTTCACTCCGAATGCCATCGGTTGCATGGAGAACGAACGTTCTCTACAATGGGTGCCGTGAAGAAAGCTATCAACGACCACGAACACCTCGCCACGCTGCAGGGCTACTACGCCGAGCATCGGGTGTTGCCGTCCTACGCCCGTCTGATGAGCCTTCTGGGCTTCGCCTCCAAGTCGGCGGTCAAGAAGGTTCTGGAGCGGCTGGAGGGCACGGGCATGCTGGAGCGCACCTCCGATGGGGACTGGGCGCCGAGCGAACGATTTTTTGATCGTGCCATTGCAACCCAGCCCGTGCCGGCCGGCATGCCAATTTCGGCCGACAGCGACGTTCATGAACAGATCACCATCGATCGCTTCCTGATTCAGCAGCCCAACAAGACGGTGCTCATTCGCGTCAAAGGCGACAGCATGGTGGACGCCGGCATTCATGACGGCGATCTGGCCGTCGTGGAGCGCAAGACCGAAGCCACGCAGGGAGATATCGTGGTCGCGGTCGTTGATGACCAATTCACTCTAAAAACACTTGCACGAGACAAAGACGGATATCACCTGTTGCCTGCCAATCCGAATTACCCAGTGATTCGGCCCAACGGCAAGCTCGAGATTTTTGGCGTCCTGGTTGGCCTTGTGCGCAAGTACCAATGAGGACCCATCACTTTGAAAATCTTTTCTCCAGCCCACTTTCTGCGCCATGTCTCGATGCCCACGCTGCGCGAGTTCACAGACGCGCATCCGATTGCCCCCCGCCTGACCATTGACTGGGATAGTCCGCCCGAGACGTTGCCTGCCATGGTCAATGCGGCTATCGAAGCGCTGCATGCGTCGATGGGTGCAGACGGCATGTCCGACGAGGAAATGTCCGCGCTTGGGCAAGACTTGCACCTTTGGCATGACGACCTGCGACGCGTGCATCTGCTGTCCAACGATCTGGCCAGCAATGAATTTCATACGGCGTGCGCTGCGGATCAGGAGGCGCTGGATGCTTTTGCCAGTCGGGACCCGCGCGAACAGGCGCTGTGGGTGTTTCACGCCCGTGATCACTTGTTCCGTGACGTCGAGTTGCATCTGGCCTTCCAGGCGAAGGCCAACGGCAAGTATTGGAAGAAGCACCGCATCGAGGCTGGCCTGGACCTGACCAACGAGCGGGAGAAGTTGGAGGCGTTCAGCCATGAGGTGGCCAAGCTCTTCGAAAAATCTGGCGCTGGCAAAAGCACCCACATTGAGCAGAGCGTCCATGCTGCTGATGGTAGTGTGCAGCTGACCATCTATGTGGAAGGTCCGATCACGGCGCTGGCGCACTTCACCGAAAACAAGTTCAACCGGCAGACAACACGCATCGCCCTGGAAACGGCAGTTGTCTACCAGCCGGCTACCGGCGTTATCGAGAGCGTGGTCAAGGGCGGTTCCAAGAACCACCAGACCGTGCTGCAGTTGTTCGGCAAGCATGTGGTTGGCCGTGAGATCCAGCCTGAGGAAATCGAGAAGACCCGCTTCAAGCTCAATGAACTGCGCGAAGGCCTGGAGACCTTCGATGATCTGTCGTCCCTTGGGGTCGAGAAAATCCGTCTGCGCCGCGCACAGTTCCGGCCACGCGGCAGCACGGGCGTTGCCATTCGTATTGAGGCATCGGCAGAGCAGGATCAGGATGACGCGATCGAACTGGCCCGCAAGACGCTCAAGATCCAGCATTCATTCGAGACCGAGTACAACCTCGACGGGGCATCGGTCATCGTGTACCTGGCACCGGTGGATGGCCAGAAGCCCAAGCGTTTCAGCTTCGACCTGTACTCGACCGGGTCGTCCACCATCAAGAACCTGTCCGAAAAAAATCAGCCCATCGCCAATGCCGTGTTGCAGTCGCTCAATGTGATCGAAGCTGAGGAGGCCGCAGTTTGAGCGGCAAGCTGGTCAATGCCACGGAAGTGCTTTGCCGCCTGCTGGAGCAATCGAAACCAACGATCAACGGCGCGGCATTGCTCGGTGGAGAATTCGGCGAGGGTGGCCACGAGCTTGTTCGTGAACGCCTACTGGTGCTCGGGCCTGCACTCTCCTACCTCACTTGCCCTGACTGCGGGATCGAGATGGCCCGCGTCGTCCGTTTCGTGGGTGTCGACCAGGTCCTGCTGTATTGCGATGAGTGCGGTGAAGTCGACGCCGATCGCGCGCTGCTCCAGACCTACACTGTCAGCCTGTCACGCTTTATCGATCGCATGGTCAGCAGCTTGGAATTGACGCCGTCCAATCGCAAGGCCATCGACAACGACATCTCGTGGCGCCTGGGTGTGCATGAGCACAAGCGTGGCAAAGCGCAGACATGGTATTTCGCGCGGCACTTGAATGACCACACCGTGGCGCGTCACCTGCTGGATCAGATCCGTTCCGACAATGCCGCCCAATCCGCCAAGATCATCACCAGCACCGATGTGCCTTTGCCAGATGGCTCTCCGCTGGTGGGATACGACATCAAGAATCTGGCCGCCATTGCGCGCATGTCGCAGAACGTGTTCCTCTTCTTCGATGACAGGGCCGAGGCCACGGTTGCTCAGCCCGAGGAAGAACCGGCACCAGTCACATCGTTGCGCCATGTCCGTCACAAAGGGTGGGCCTATGTGGATGGCGAGAAGTACGAACTGGAAGGAATGCAGCAGAAGATTCTGTTAGCCTTGATGGATGCTCACGCCCATCGCCTGGAAGGCAAGGTGATCGCCGATCGATGCGGCTCCGATGCATTTCCGTTTCAGCCGGCCAAGTATTTCGGCCGGAACAACGAGGTCTACAAAGCCTTCGTCAGGTACGTGCCCGGCGACAAGGTCTACGAGTTGATCATTCACCCTGAAGACGCGGACCTATTCTGACCCGCTAAATCTTTCCCATCCCATCCCCAGAACCCGGTTCCTGTCCGCAGGAAGCCGGGTTTTTTGCATTTTGTTCGCACGAATTCGGTTTGCAGAACCTGTCTGCCGAATCTGCCGAACGGGTTCCAGAACCTGCCTTGAAAAACTGCAAGCACTGGTTAGCGCGGTTCCCAAGCCGCACGAAACAGAGCCTTTTCACCTTCAAGGAGATTCAATTGCAACCCTCAGAACCCGTCCGTCATCTCAACCAGCGGCAGCTTGCCGAACGTTGGGATTTGAGCGAGGCCACCCTGGAGCGCTGGCGCTCCGAGGGCATCGGCCCCGTCTTCCTCAAACTGCAAGGCCAGGTCCGCTATCGGATCGAAGACATCGAAGCCTTCGAAGTCGACAGCCTGCGCCGGAGCACATCCACGCGTGAAGTGATCGGAGGTGCGGCATGAGCACCGATCTGACCTTCACGCCCGAACAGGTGCTGGCCACCCCGGCAGGCACGTTGGCGCAGCAACCGGCTGAACTGCTCTTCAGCATCAAGAACGCCGCCGCTGATTTGTTGGCCGCTGGCAAAGCCCTAAGCGATCACATCGACCAGGCCATCGACTTCAAGTGGGGCGAGCGTGCCCGCAACCTGCGCCACGACGCTGGCAAAGATACCGGAGTCGTGCATTTCGATGACGGCGATGTGCGCGTCACTGCAGATCTGCCCAAGAAAGTTGAGTGGGACCAGACCCGGCTGGCCGACATGACACGTCGCATTGCCGAGAGCGGTGATGACCCCAGGCAGTACGTCGAAATCACCTATCGCGTGAGCGAGACCAAGTTCAACGCCTGGCCCGAAACCCTTAAGTCCGCATTCGAGGCTGCACGCACGGTCAAGACCGGCAAGCCCTCGTACCGCCTCGCCCTCATGAAGGAGTAATTGCCATGTTCTTCAAAAAGAAAACCACTGTCCAGAAGCTGCGTGAGCGTCCCGAATGGTACGTGCGCGAGCTTCCTGAAGAAATCTTTGTTCCGGCGCTTGATGGCCATCGTCCGGATGACATGACCGTCGCGCTTGAGGACGCCACGCTGGACGACCTGGCCTTTGCCATCGTCGGCATCGAAGCCCAGGTTGCCAAGGCACGTCGTGGCTTGAGCGGGCTGCGTGAACTGTATGAGCAGGCGCGCAAGCGTGGCGCTGCTGGGACCAACACCGTGGCCGAGGTGTTCTTCAGTGATGAGTTCGAGGAGGTGTCGAAATGAGCCTTCCCATCATCACTGCAGACCAACGCCTGGCTGAGCGCCGTGGCGTCAAGGGTGTCCTCGTTGGCAAGTCCGGTATTGGCAAGACCTCCCAGCTCTGGACGCTGCCACCGGCATCCACGTTGTTCTTCGATTTGGAGGCCGGCGATCTGGCCGTCGAAGGCTATGCCGGCGACACCATCCGTCCCCGCACCTGGCAGGAGTGCCGCGACTTCGCTGTGTTCATCGGTGGGCCGAACCCGGCCCTGCGTGAGGACCAACCTTACAGCGAAGCCCACTACCAAGCGGTATGCCAGCGCTTCGGTGATCCAGCCGTTCTGGACAAGTACGAAACAGTCTTCGTTGACTCGATCACCGTGGCCGGCCGTCTGTGCCTGCAATGGTGCAAGGGGCAACCGCAGGCCTATTCCGAAAAGACCGGCAAGCCCGACAGCCGTGGCGCCTACGGCCTGATGGGCCAGGAAATGATCGGCTGGCTGACCCATCTGCAACACACGCGCCGCAAGAACGTGTGGTTCGTCGGGATCCTCAACGAGGCCCTGGACGATTTCAACCGTCGGGTTTTCACGCTGCAGATCGATGGCTCCAAGACTGGTCTGGAGTTACCCGGCATCGTTGATGAGGTGGTCACGTTGGCCGAGGTCAAGGCTGACGACGGCAGCAGCTATCGCGCATTCGTGTGCCACACGCTCAATCAGTGGGGCTACCCGGCCAAGGACCGCTCTGGTCGCCTGGACCCAGTGGAGGAGCCCAACCTCGGGCGCCTCATGCAGAAGATCGCCGGCCCCGCACGTCCCGCCAGCGAGCGCCTGGACTTTGCCCGTCCGCAGGCCAGTGTCGCAGAGCCCGCTTCCAGCGCAACCCCATCCGCCACCACGGCATCCGTTTCCTCTCAGGAGTCCTGATCATGACCTTTTTCGATTTCAACTCTGCCGCCGAGCAGTCCAGCTACGACCTCATCCCCAAAGGCACGGTGGTGCGCGTGCGCATGACCATCAAGCCTGGCGGCTATGACGATCCGTCCCAGGGCTGGACCGGCGGCTACGCGACCCGCAGCATGACCACCGGCTCGGTGTATCTGAACTGCGAGTTCGTGGTGCTCGATGGCCCGTTCGCCCGTCGCAAGATGTGGTCGCTCATTGGCCTGTACAGCGCCAAGGGGGCCGAGTGGACCAATATGGGCCGGACCTTCATCAAGGCCATCCTGAACTCCGCACGCGGCATCAATCCGAACGACAGCAGCCCGGCAGCGCAGAACGCCCGACGCATCAGCGGCTTCGCCGACCTGGAGGGCATCGAGTTCGTTGGCAAGGTGGACTGGGACAAGGACCAGAACGGCCAGGACAAGTGCGTCATCAAGTCGGCCGTCACGCCGGAGCACAAGGACTACGCCGCTCACATGAATGGTGCGCCAGCGGGGGCAGCCAGTGCGCCGGCCAGCAGTGGTGGTGCCAATGCCTATGCGCAGGCCACCGGTCGCGCGCCGGTGCCGGGTCGCCCCAGCTGGGCGCAGTAAGGGGGAATTGCCATGATTCTTCGCCCCCGCCAAGCCCTGCTTGTGCAGAGGACCCTCGCGGCCCTCGGCGAGCATGGCAATACTCTGGCCGTTGCGCCCACCGGTTCGGGCAAGACCATCATGCTGTCGGCCGTGGCCGGCAGCCTGTTGGCTGAACCCGATGCCAAGGCTTGCATCCTGGCCCATCGCACCGAATTAACAGGCCAGAACCGCAGCAAGTTCGAGCGCGTTAACCCGGGCCTCAAAACGTCGGTGTTCGACGCCAACGAGAAATCCTGGGATGGCAACGCCACCTTCGCTATGGTGCAGACCCTCTCGCGAAAGACGAATCTGGACCAGCTGCCCACCCTGGACCTGCTGGTCATCGATGAGGCGCACCATGCTGCTTCTCCCAGCTACCGGGAGGTGATTGACCAGGTGCTGGTCAAGAACCCGAAGGCGGCCATCTGTGGTCTGACTGCCACCCCGAACCGGGGTGACGGCAAGGGCCTGCGCGAAGTGTTCAGCAACGTGGCTGACCAGATCACGCTGGGCGAGATGATCGCCAGCGGCCACCTGGTGCCGCCACGGACATATGTGATCGACGTTGGCACGCAAGAAGCGCTGCGCAAGGTGCGCCGCACTGCGATCGACTTCGACATGAACGAGGTTGCCAACATCCTCAACAAGACGCTGGTCACCGAGTCGGTGATCAACAATTGGAAGGCTAAGGCACGCGACCGCAAGACCATCGTGTTCTGCTCGACCGTCGAGCACGCCACGGATGTGTGCTCCGCTTTCAATCGGGCAGGAATTGAGTCCGTCCTGATTCACGGCGAGTTGTCCGATGACGAGCGCAAGGAGCGTCTGGCCGCCTATGAAAACGGCAACACCCAGGTCGTCGTCAACGTGGCCGTGCTGACCGAGGGATACGACTACACGCCTACCTCGTGCGTGGTCCTGCTGCGCCCCAGCTCCTACAAGTCCACCTTCATTCAGATGGTGGGCCGTGGTCTGCGCACGGTCGATCCGCAGGAGTTTCCGGGCTTAGTCAAGACCGATTGCATCGTCCTGGACTTCGGCACGGCAAGTCTGATGCATGGCGCGCTGGAGCAGGAGGTCAACCTCGATGGCCATGACAACCTCGGCGATGCCCCCACCAAGGAATGCCCGGAGTGCGATGCCACGGTACCGATGGCCGTCATGGAGTGCCCGCTGTGCGGCCATGTCTGGGAAAAGCAGGACAACCCATCACGCGGGGTGCTCGATCACTTTGTGATGAGTGAGATCGATCTGCTCAGCCGATCCAACTTCCGCTGGTGCGACCTCTTTGGCAGTGACGACGCGCTCATGGCCACCGGCTTCAATGCATGGGGTGGCATCTTCTTTCTCAACGGGCGCTGGCACGCCGTGGGCGGTGCCAAGGGGCACACCACGCAGCTGCTTGCCGTTGGCGAACGCACCGTCTGCATGGCCAAGGCCGATGACTGGCTCAACGAGCATGAGTCGGAGGACTCGGCGCACAAGACGCGGCGCTGGCTCAACGAGTCGCCCACGCCGAAGCAACTGCAGTACTTGCCGCCAGAACTGAGGGCCGACTTCGGCCTGACCCGCTACCAGGCCTCGGCACTGCTGTCGTTCCGCTTCAACCGCAATGCCATCGTGCGGCTGGTCAATGCGGCCAACGACGCCCACGCGCACCAAGTTCTGGAGGCTGCGTGAAATGTGCCGTCTGCCATCGCAAAGCCAAGGGGTACGGCTGGTTCAACCCGCGTGTGCCCCGCTCGGACCCATCCCGTCACAACGACAAGTGGGTGTTCTGCAGCCGTCCCTGTCAGGAGGCCTTCTCCAAGCTCATGAACAAAACGGAGGGACACATGATTGATCCCAGCGATATGGAAATCGCCGCCATGCAGTCCTGCCTCGGCCCTCTGGGGGAGTACGTCGGCTCCATCGGCATGCAGCGGCCACTGGCTGACTACAGCCGGAACGAGGTGCTCATGCTCATTGATGTGGTCGTCACCCGGTACCAGGACAGCATGCTCGAGGAACACGAGCGCATGGCCGCTCGCGACCGGCAGTTTCTGGAACAGCGCATCGCCATCCAAGCCGCAGGCCGGCAGCAAGGACGGTCGTGATGCTGGACTTCAATCACCGTCCGAAATTTCATGAGCAAGTCGGTGCGCTCATCGATGACGCGCTGGCGCTGGAGCGTGATGGGCAGACGCCGCGCGACTATCTGGGCGCATCCCGGCTGGGTGTGGCATGTGAACGCGCGCTGCAGTTTGAGTACACCCGCACGCCGGTGGATCCGGGGCGCGATTTCTCCGGCCGCGTGCTGCGCATCTTCGAGGTGGGCCATGTACTGGAAGACCTGGCCATCCGCTGGTTGCGACTGATCGGCTTTGACCTCTACACCCGCAAGGCCCATGGCGGCCAGTTTGGCTTCTCCGTGGCCGGCGGCCGCATCAAGGGTCACGTCGACGGCATCCTGAACGATGGTCCCTCGGAGCTGGGCATGCGCTACCCGGCGCT